CCCAATGAGTACAGCATGCGCTCATGCTCTGGGCGATACTCCACCATGACGTCTGTCAACTGGTAGTTTATGTCTTCCTTGACACGATTAGCCGATTCTTCCTTCTCTTTAGTTACTTTGCCAATGATCTTAGTCTTGACGGGGCCAGAAGGCGGAAACGTTTCACTCATTGTTTCGGCTTGGAAGCGGATTGCCGCTTCAGCCAATATGGTGGAATACACACCGCACGCATCATCCCAAGGCTCGGTGCGCTCTTCGTAGCGGAACCCTAGCACCTCAAGACCTTTGACAAACGTATCTGACCATTCTTTGCGGGAGGCTGTGTCAGTATCAACCAACTCAGTCAGGTCACCTGCAAGTGTGGCAAGTGTTCCCTCATCCATGTACTCAGCCAAGTTGTCACTAAAATCTTCCTCATCGGTATCGTCGTTTGGCTCAAGCGTAATCTCTACACTGCCATCAGCCAGAGTCACCATGTCAGGATTGACAATCTCAATCTCTAGCGCTTCCTCAGCCTCACCTAGTGCGTCAATGCCCAGCGGTGCAGAATAAAGACTCTTGTCTATGTTTGTAGCCATGATTTATCCTCAGTAGTAACCGCCACGACGACGTGACTTAAAGTATTTAATTTCATCAGGCTCGTCAGACGGCAGTCTGATAAACCCACCCTGACGGAATCTCATGAGTGCCATCACCGCAGAGTCCACCAAGTCATCGTTGCTCATGAACGGAAATCCTGCGATCTCCTCCACAACTTCCTCAGCCCAGCGAGTCTGTGGAACCCAGCACAACCTAGAAGCCACGATGTCTGCCACGGAGTTTAACCGCGCTAACTTATCCCCGCTACCCCTGTGTGGGGTGTACTCTCCCACGGGCATACCCATGCGGCGCAGTTCTTGATAGAGCGCAGTCCCTGAAGACTTCTTCTCCACGATGAACGCATCTGGCTCCCAGTCTTTGTATTCTTCCAGTGCTAACTTCTTAAGTTCTGGGAACTCAATCCGCTTCTTGATGGCGTTGAGTAAGATGATGTGGTGGCATCCTTCTTCCTCGTTGAAGAACACTCCCCACGTCGTGAGCGCGGTAAAGTCGGCACGGTTATGGCTCTCGGCTGCCGCGTCCAGACTCATGATCACATACTCACAGCGGGGCGGCTCGTCCGGTTCCCAGATGTTCCACCACTCACGCTTAACAACTGACGCCTCTTCTGAGGTGGGGTTTTGCTGGTACTGGGCGTTCCACTGGAACGTAGGCATCGAAGCCTTGGTTCTGTACAGTGCTTTGAGGTCAAAGAACTCCGGCCACAGAGGTTTCTCGTTGTCCGTGCCCGGATTAAAAATAGCGGGAAACTCAACAATCTCATACTGGTCTGAGTCCTCGTTCTTACCCATGTCTCCCGTAACGCGCCCTGTCAGATCGTTTTGGTGCCATCTGGTTTGAATAATGGCAACCCGTCCGCCCGGCATAAGACGAGTACGGGCTCCGTATGTGAACCACTCATAGGCTTTATCGAACACGTCGAAGTTGCCATTGATGATGTCTTGTTCGTTATGAGGATCGTCGACAAGCAAGAGATCAGCACCACGGCCAGCCAGAGCAGAACCGACACCACAAGCGAAGTACTCCCCGCCCATGTTTGTGTTCCATCTTCCGGCGGATTTGCTGTCAATTGCAAGGGTGACTGTTGGGAATATCTGTTTGTATTTGTCATTGTCAATGATGTTACGCACCTTGCGGCCAAAGTCCACGGCAAGGTCTGTGGTGTGACTGACCATCAGTACCTTCTTATTAGGGTATTTACCTATAAACCAAGCAGGGAAATAAATGGAGACAAGTTGTGATTTGCCGTGACGTGGTGGCATGTTCACACATACCCTGTCCTTTTTACCCTCAGCAATGTCCATAAGTAAGTCAGCCAGTATGCGGTGATGCTTACCCACCTTGTAGTCCGCTTGCATGTGCTTGCAAAACTCAATCAGGTCGTCATAACATGCACGGGCAGTCTTGCGGCTGTCTAAAATATCTGAGATTTTGTCAATCTCTGCTTGTTCTTCGGGTGAATATACGTCTAAGTTATCCAGCATTAACTGGACTTCTTCTTCCGTAAAATCCGAAGTGTCAACTTGGGTCAACATCGTCGTCAAACGGGGTGTTTTTACCCTCTATTTCGCTAATTTCAACGTTTTTACGTGAATTTTCATCTTTGACGGGTGTTTCTGGGGGGCTCAAACCCAATTCCCTGTCCACATCAACAATTTCACCACCTAGTACAACCTCGGCATCCTGAATTTCCGGCTGAGCAATCAGTCTTTGCAGTTTGGCACGGAGTTTTAAGCGTAACTCGTCGGTTGTCTGGTGCGTAATCGTGATTTCTGTCCTGTCGGTGAACAGCCCCACGTCTGAAATTTTGCCCAGCAACTCCAATGCACGAATTCTGATGCGGGGGTCAGGGTTGATTGACTCCTCAATCAGTCTATTGGTCACTGCATGGCGTATCTCAACCGCATGGTTGACCACTGCACGGCCATATTCATCTAGGTACGTGCGAATGTTCTGCAAAGAAGCAGGCATCAACGCCGATGTATTGACGTTGTTGGCTTTTTGCGACGTTGCTTGTGGGTTGGCCGCATACGCTGAAGTTAACGCACCGGCTATTTCTTTGTCTTCAGATGTTTCAGGGGGAATCTCTAAGCCATGGTCTTGCAGCAGTTCCATTGAACGACACGCAGCCTCGGCCCGCTCCCGCAGGTCGACATACGCCATGTCAGGCGTGATCTCAATACCCAGTTCGGGCATTAACTCTAGTTCCATATTGTTCGCAAGTCTTAGTGACCGATGCACCAGTATACACACAGAACAAAATTTTTTGCAATGGGGGGTACTTGAAAAGATGACGGGGGGTGTTTCCTATAAAAACGTAACTCCCCGCAGAAACGTACCTGTAACAACATAGGGGGTGGCATGTTATGGTGTGTTATGTCACGTCAGCTTTGCTGCAGAGTTAACTTGGTGTGCAACTTTGAGGGGTTGGGGATCGTTCGTCTGTAATAGTATACCTACGACAGCCACGGGACTCCTAACTACACAGCGGGGGGTGCCCCATGGGTGGGTCAGGCCAGAACCCGATTCGGCGCGATAACCCCCCCCAATGTTAGGCGACGCCTAACAAAACAACACGATCAAATAAGATTCGATACGTTTACCCTTGACATGACAAGTCAACAGGCGTAAAGTTCAGTCATCGGTTGGGGAATGCGGACATAAGAAGCGCACTCACTCGATACTTGTCTCGAAAGGACAATCATGAAAGCAGTTAAACTTTCCGCGTCAGCTATTGCTGACACCGTCAACGTCTTGAAAGCAGAAGGTGTGCTTGAAAAGAAGTGGGTGAAAGTCGCGGACGGCTTGCGCGCTGAAGGCGTGACAAGCGAAATGCTCGAAGGCGATGAGGAATTTCGCAAGTACTTCAAGACAGAAGTTGTTTTGCTGTCATTCACTAAGATTGAGCAGAGCATTATCGCTTTGCCCAATACGGCCATGAGCGATGAGCAGAAGGTAACGAAACGCTGGATTATTCAGCAGACCGGTTCGCGCCTTTCACGTGTTATCAAGCACGTTAAAAAGGCTGAATTGGAAGAGACAATGACGGACGCCGAAAGGGGCGCCAAGAAGGTTTCTGACATGGCTACACGCCTTAAGCGTGATTTGGCGAGTTGGATTGACAAGGTCGAGAAAGCAGAAGCGGTAACGTTTTCTGCTACGGAAATGGTCAAGTACTTAAAGAGTGCTAGCGCATTGATCAAGTAACCCAAAACCCCCCGCAAGGGGGGTTTCACTTAACCCTTAAGGAAATATCATGTTCACAATTTACGTACGCAACAATGGTTATAACCATGACTTTAAAACCGAATCAGTGTTTGATGCTCATGTTCTTTTTAACGCACTCACTGAAACTTTTTTACATGTGGAAATGTGGAAAGGCGCTGAGTTAATCCACAAATACGATAACCGCTAACCCACTAATCCACTAAGCCCCGCCCTAAAAAGCGGGGCTTTTTTTTGTCCTTATTTTTTGGTACTTTGTTAGGCAATGGCTAACACCCCGATGCCAGTTTTTACAGTAGCGTGGCGTGGTGCGAAGTTCCTGTGTATTGCGTGAAACACCAAACCTGGATCTGTGGGGTTGTTAGGCGGTGCCTAACAAAGCGATGCCAGTTTCTACAGTAGCGTGGCGTGGCGTGTGTTCTAAAGTTCGTGATTGACTAAGTTCTAATGTAACTTTTTAGTGTGCCGTGTAAAGTTCTTTTTATTTAAACTACTGCGTTGTTATGGTATGTTTGAAAGTTCTTTTTTTGCATAAAGTTCTTATAAAGTTCTTATAAAGTTCGCACTGGGCGCGTACTTTATATTTTCGTGGCAGATCATTGTTAGGCGTTGCATAACAGATTGTTTCTTTCCTATGCAATAGTGTATTATCTTATCTAATCTTTATAGTTTTATAAAGTTCTTTTTAGGGTCGGGTAGTCCGAAGGGTAAAATTATTTTTCTCAGAAGTTTTTGATAAAGTTCGCGCTTGACCGAGGGGGCACAAGCAATTCTAGGGAGGGGGTGT